CTACTCGCAGATGCTCCTTGGCATCCGTTACGCTGACCGGACGGTCACCGGTGCCGCTGGCGGTGCTGACCACCAGGCTGCGGTACTGGCTCGCAATCGTGCCGCGATAGAACAGGCTCATACGGCTTTCTTCCTGCGTCCTCGCGGAGCCTTGGCGACAGGCGCGACGGCACGCTCCAGCTGCTCGGGCTCCGGGGCCGTGGCGAACTCAATGACCGGCTCACGCACGATGTCGGCCTTGCCAAACAGCTCGAGCGAGCGAGCCACGCCCTTGGCGAACGTGTAGACGCGGCCCGTCTTGTACGCCCCGTAGGGCCTGCGGAACCGAACTTGTGCCGTCTCAATCATTGCCACACCTTTTCCGGCGGCTTGCCGCCACGGTCCCAGAAATCACCTGGGTGCTGGACCAGCCCACGCATGTTCTGGTCAGGCCACTTGAACTGAACCTCGGCGTGCCCAATACACACTCGCGTGCAGACGCCTGACTTCACGCCAGCCGTCTCAGCGACCTGCCAGAAGTGGATGTCGTCGTCGATCCGCTCTGGACCCCACTTCCCTTCTTTGTCGGGCTTGCCCAAGAACCACGGGTGCGGCATCCGCTTGAGTGCCGCTGCCCTGATCATCGTGAATCCGAAGTGGGCCGTGTTGGCTTTCACGATGTTGTGCAGGACGAACCAGTCGCGTGGGGCCTCGGCCATCCGCTCGCCGTTGGTCGCCGCCATGGTGAATAGCGGCTCGTCTGTGCGACGCTTCATCTGCAACGCAGCCACGACGTCGTAGTCGCTAGCCGTGGCGTACTGCAGTAGGCGAGGAACCGCGTCTGCCTCAAAGATCGTGTCGTAGTCGAGGGTCAGAATCCACAGCGGCGGTGCCTTGGGATCGTCGTCTAGCTCGACCATCTCAGTGAGCACACGCTCAAGGCATTGGCCCCAGAAGGCACCCTCAAGCCGCACCGGCGAGATGCCGTACGGGATGAGGCCCCGCGGCCAGCAAAACATGTGATCTTGCCAGCCCAATCTAGGGACCGACATCGAGCACATGACACGCACTGGCCCTGAGCCAGTGTCAAGCACGGCAGGCTTAATGCCCGCCACAGGTGACGCCGCGCCCACGGCATCCTCCTCTGGTTGGAGTAGTCGTCAATCAGCCAGTTGTCACTTGCTCACGAACGTAGTGACGTTCGCGTCGCTCGCGTTTACAGCACCCTTCTCGCCCTTGCCGAGACGGGCCGCCACCACGATGGTGTTGTTGCTGGCATTTGCGGTGGCCGACGCACTGGGCGTGACGGACACCTGCAGATACCGCCGCAGATCCTTCGTGGAGATGTTGAACCGCGTGACGTTGACCGTGGCCGTGTTGGCCACGCCGGCCAGCGTGTAGTCAGTGCCCTGCACCAGACCGCTGATCGCGGCGTAGGAGCCGTCCGTGTCGCTGTGCTGCACGCTAACCACGCTGGGGGCCGAGGTGTGGGCAATCGACCGGTAGCCGACGTCGATGCTGACCGAGTCATAGCCCAGGCAGTCGATGGCGACCGTGTGGGTTCCGGCCGAGGCAACGCCAGCGGCGGCGGACAGGCTCACAACACTACGGCTGTTGGCAACGGGGTTCATGTCAGGGTCTCTCCTTGTGAATCAGGCAGTGTGTCAGAGCCGCAGCGAGACAACGGGGCCGGCGGTCGTGCCGTCACCGATGTCCGAGGTGACAACGTCGAACCGGACAGACGCCACGAAGTAGGTCTGATCGAACTCGATGTACCGGTCGGTCGAGGCACGCACGCCGATCTGCGACCGCAGGCCGAAGTGCGTCGACATCTTCATGTCGCCGAACAGGGCGACCACCTGGTCGCTGGTCGGGGCCGTCCGCATGCTGTTGTTGAAGTACACTGGGTAGCCGAGGAACCGACCCTCGGCGACACCGTTGGCGATCTCGGCAGCCGACGCGCCCTTTTCCAGAGCCAGCGGCAGCATGCAGGTGCTGTAGACCTGCGGAGTCACGTACCAGGCGGCCGAAGGCCGGGCGTAGCTGGGCAGCTTGCCGACCGTCTCGACGAAGTCGTCGATGGTCAGGGCCGAGAGCGAGCTCTCGCCGGAGTCGTTCTCACCGGCCAGCGACTCGTTCTCGAACCGCCACTGAATGCCACGGATGCCGCCGTGCGTCGAGGTGCCGTCACCAGCGAAACCGGCGTCGTCGATCTTGCGGCTCAGGGCCAGGGCGAACTCCTGGGCCACAAGGCCAGCCAGGTCGATGACCGAGTCCTCAATGAGGCTGTTGGGCACGCGGGTCGCCACGCGGCAGTCCTTCGTTGACAGCAGCACGTTGTCGGTCGCCATGTCGCTGGCGGTCGTCTCGGTGTTGTCGTTCACGAAGTAGGCCGTGTTGCCGCCAGTCCGGCGCGGGATGTAGAGCGTGTTGCTCGACATCGGGATCACGTTGGCCTGCTGCGGGATCGCCGTGTACTGGTCGACCAGACGGATCACGGTTGATGCGAAGGTCTCGGGGATAAACACCGCGCCCTTGGCGTTGTCGTTGCTCGACAGCGCCCGCTCTTCGACGTTCCGCTCGTACCACGCACGATCCTCGGTGCGGTTGAGCAGATAGCCGCGAATCCAACGGCCGCAGACCTCGGCATCGTCAGCCGACGCGAAGCCACGGACGCGGCCGACGTGCGGCACCTTGCGAGCGACAGGAGCCTCGGCCTCGACGGCCACGGGCTTGGCCGACGCGGCAACCTTGCCACGCAGGCTGGCGATCTTCTCGGCGATGGCGGTTTCCTGGGCGAGCCGCTGCTCGAGCTCGGCCGCCTCGGCGGTCAGCTTCTCGACCTCGGCCACCTGGCCTTCGGTGCGATCCTCGACCTTGGACAGGTCGTCGAGCATGGCAGCCACAGCGGCTGCACGGTCCTGGAGCTTGTTGAGCGAGGCGGCCATCCTTGGCACTCCCTTATCGGGTGACAGATCCGTGTCTGTCACTCACGCTAAGGCATGCACGCCGCTAAGCCATCAAGGTTGTTTGTACGGTACAAAAGACCGACGCCACACAGTCAGCGCTGGCACGATGGACTTTGCCTTGAACTCGCACGTCTGGCACTCCAAGTACCGCACCTGACGCTGCTCGTCGAGTGGGTGACTAGAGCGTGTGCGGATGCGTCCCTTGCCGCATTTCGGACAGGGATCACCGGGCTTTGCCACGCATGAAGCTCCTGAGTCGCGCGGCTCGCAGCCGCATGGATGCCTTGACGACGTCGGGTCCGACCTCGCGTGGCATCGACTCAGGTGTAGCCTGCTCTGCAAGCCATGCCTGGTACGACCTCATGGCCACCGCAGCAGACGTAGACGGGTACGCCGGCTGCACCACTGGTCCCAGTTCATAGATCGTGGCGGCCCGCACCTCGCGGATCGCCCGGCCTGTCTCGTCCGTGACGAACGCCTCGCCGCCCTTGTCCACGCTGAACGTGAACGACGAGCCCTTGACGTCACGACGCTGGATCAGCTCGACGATGTCAGCCCGCGTGGCCGGCGGCGTCACGATGTAGCCGATACCCTTCTCGTCCGAGAACACCTCGAGCGTGCCGCTCGACTCCCGGCCCAGCAAGATGTCGGGGTTGTGGTTGTAGTAGCTCACCAGATCGCTGCGGCCTCGCTGGCGGTTGAGCACGGCGTCGAAGGCACCGGGCATGATCCGCTCGCGGAACCCGCCCAGGTCGACGCTGAGCCGGTTGTAGACCACGGCATAGCCCTTGATGACAGGCCGCCCATCGGCACGGGTCTCGATGACCAGCTCACCATCGTCCTCGAACGGCATATCACGCTTTTCAATCATGCCTTCCATGGCATTGCTCCTGTCGTCTTCGCGGTCTAGTTGTTCGACCTTCCTGGCAGACCACTGCTGCCCAGCGTCACCGGACCACAGCATCCACGCCACGAAGCCCGGCGTTTCCTCGCCTTGCTTGTTCCAGTCGGGCCGTCGGTCGGACTCGTGCCGGGCGAACCACGCATTCATCTCTCGGACGTGGTCCTCGGTGAGCTCTTCGCGGGCAGCGATGATGTTGGCACGCCGAACGGTCTCGGGCTTGAGCCCGTCGCCGCTCTTGCCTTCGTTGTGCAGCCGCAGCCCGGTACGGGCCGACTCTGCCATGCCGGCCGTTGGCTTCAGATCAACTGCCATTGGCCGCCCCTTCGCCAGCGTCTGGCGTGTCATCGGGCGACTGACCCACAGCCTCGGCCACGTCCTCTACGGTGTCAGCCGGCACGTCCTCGACCTCGCCCGGCGAGTCGTCCTCCGGCATCGGCCCGAGGTTCTCCTTCTGCCGCACTTCCTCGGGCGTCATCCAGCCATTCCGCACGGCAACCTCATACGCCTGGTAGCGGGTCGTGATGTCGCTACGCAGCAAGCCCTCGACCAAGAACTCAGCGTAGAGCTCGTCGTCGTCGCCGATGATGTCCCGCTCGATGGCACCTTCGATGCGACGCAGCCAGGGCTGGATGGTGAACTTCTCGAAGCTCACCATCTCGCTGGCGAGGTTGCCCCACGTGGCCCGGCCCAACTCCTGCACCATGTGCGGCGGCATCTTCCAGATCCGGCACACGGCCAGCAGCGCCTGCATCCAGAGCTCGGCCAGCTGGCTCTCTTGGTTGGTGGCCGAGACGGTGTCGACCTTAAGGCCGTTGCTGAGCACCGCCACCTCGCCAGCCCGAGACGGGCCACGGTGCCGGTTGTTCCACTGCTCACGCAGCTGCTCGCGGACCTCGCGTGGCAGGGCCTGCTCGGTGTGCAGCACCACGCCCGGCTGAGCGTTGTTTCGATAGAACGTGGCGGCGTACTGCTCGAGCGACCGGGCCAGGCTGATGGCGTCCTTGCCGAGATCCACGGGCACGGCACCGTTCACGCCGTCGAACGACAGCCACCGCACGTGCATAATCTGGTCGTCGCGGTAGACCACCTGGCGTCCCGTGCCCGGCACGCGGTACAGGTACGTCAGCGTCTTGTCGTCTTCCTGCTTTACCTCCATGCACGACGGGTGCAGCGGGTGCAGCTCGGTGACGCTGCCGGCCGCACCCGGCACCTTCAAGTTGTAGGCCGACCCGTAAAAGCCTAGGTGCAGGCACATGCCCTCCACCCACTCGTAGCGGGTCTGCCACGAGTTGGGCCGCTTGGCCAGCACCCGGTACAGCGGAAGGTTGCGGGCCCGCTCGACCCGCTCGTCGTCGATCCGGCGGTAAAGGTGCAGCGGCAGGCTGGCGACGGTCTCGGCTATCACGCGAGCACAGGCGAACCAGATGCTCGTCTTCATCGCCGTCTCAGGCGTGACCCGCACACCCTGGTCCCCGGCGAGCATCACCAGATCGTCCCAGCGGCTCGTCCGCTCCTCGAGCCACTTGATCTCAGGGACGGCGGTCTCTGTGCTCATAGCCTCACCAGAAAGAGATTTCAGGCATCTCGGTTGGCCGCGTCTGCTCGCCCATGTGGATGCCGCACGCCATGGCTAAGGCCACCGCCCCGTCAATCCGCTCGGTGCTCTTGGCCTTCGACAACTTGACGTTACCAGCCGGGTCCATCTGGACGGCTGCGTTGCCTAGTTGCCAGCCTAGCAGCCTGTTTCCAGCAAGCCGCAGTTTTCCCTCGACTAACAACGCCTCGAGACGCTTGGTCGGCGAGCTCATCGACGCGAACCCTTGCCCGAACATCACCACCGGCAAGCCCTCGCCTGCGAGCTGCTGGGCGAGCATGGTGGCGTTCCATCTGTCGATACCAAGCCCGCGACAGCGGTGCCTCTCGCAGAACGCCATGATGTCGCGTTGAATGACGCCGTAGTCGGTGCTGCGGCCGTCCGTGATCGTCAGCCACCCGTCGCGTGCCCACTGCGAGTAGGGCACCCGGTCTTCCCGCTCACGCCGGGCAGCGTTCTCGCCGGGAATCCAGAAGTGTGCGTAGACGTCGACGTGCCCGTCATCGGCCGGGAACCACGCCACAAAGGCTGACGTGTCGAACGTGCTGGCCAGGTCGAGACCAGCCCAGAACTCCTGGCCCTCGAGCGGCTCGGGCGGGCCACCCATGCACGTCTCGATCTGGTCAGGCCGCACCCACTTCACATCGGTGGTGGTCGGCACGTTAAGCCGATACCGCAGGAACGACGAGAGCTTCGTCGCTGAGTTGGCCGCCTCACGACAGTCGGCTGCGAATGACTCCTCGCTGATGGTCTCGCCGAGGGACGGGTTGGCCTTGTGCCAGACCTTCGGCGATTGCCAGTCATCTTCACGGTCGGCAGCGTAGATGCACCCAAAGAAGCTCGGGTCGAAGGTCGGATCGGCAATGCACCGCTCGGCGTAGTCGTGCTGTTCCCACCACAGGTGCGACTTGTTGAACTCGCCGGCCGTCGTGATGCTCAGCACCAGCGGCTGCCGCCGGGCCGCACCGCCGTACCGCAGGGCATCCCACAGCCGGCGGTCCCCGCGCTGGGCGTGCAGCTCGTCGAACAGAAGGCAGTGAATGTTGAGGCCCTCGGCCCGGAACGCATCCGCCGAGAGCACCCGGTAAAATGAGTTGCTCGCCCGGTGAATGATGCTTTTCCGGCTGTCCACCACCTCGAGCACCTTGGACAGCGCCGGCGACGAGCGGACCATCGACGCCGCCTCGCGGTAGATGATGCCCGCCTGCTCGCGGTCGCTGGCCGCACCGTAGATCTCAGCCCCCGGCTCGCCGTCCGCCAGGAGGACGTACAGGCTGATGCCGGCGAGCAGGGTGCTCTTGCCGTTCTTCTTCGGGATCTCGATATATGCCTGGCGGTACTGCCGCGTGCCGTCAGGCTTGAGCCGCCCGAAGATTTCACCCAGCACGTACTTCTGCCATGGCAGGAGCGTGAACGGCTGCCCGGCCGTCTGGCCCTTGGAGTGCTTCAGCACCTTCTCGAAGAACGAGTACACCCGCTCGGCCTTGGCTTTGTCGACGCCGGGCCGACTCTCACCCGTGGGCGGTGAAAAACTCTTCGAGCTCGTCTTTTTGGACTTCGGCCTTCGTGGCAAGTTTCGTCCTCGACGACGGGGTCAGACCGAAGTCAGCCTCAAGCGCATGCAGTTGGGCTGCCAACTTGTGAGCGATAGCCACCTCTGGACGTTGAGCGATGTACTTGATGTCGCCAGCGTCATTGAGGATCGGGTATGTGTCGCCATCCGCCCGCAGTTTGGCACGGGTAGCAAGCCACCACTCGTAGGTGTCACAGTACCTGGCCAGAGCCTCCACATCGGCCCTAGTCATGACACGGACGCCCTGCAGGAGCGGCAGCATGACGGCCCATCTCGCTCGCGCGACCGGCCCCAGGTACTCCGGCATCTCGACCCCAGACTCAGGAGGAGTCGGCTCGCCGGTCTTAATCTTCCGTTTACCGGGATTGCCCCGGAGGATCTTTAGCTGCGTAGGAACCGCCGGCCGTCCAGTTCTGGCCATGACCTACCCCCTATCGGACTTTTGCGGGCGCTTTTACGCGGT